GCCGAGGGGTGTCATGAGTTCGTCGTTCTGAAATGCAGACAGGTCGCGATTACGACCGTGTGTTCGGTGATTGAGCTCTTCTGGGCGCTCGCCAATGCAGGAACTCAGGGCGCCATTATCGCCGATCGAACAGATAATCTTGAACGTCTTCGCAGAATATTCGCGTCGCTGCTTGAGACGCTGCCGCCGGAATGGCGCTCCCCCGAACACAAGCTCGTTTCCAACAATCGCACAGGCATGGCCTTTGCAAATCGTTCAGTCATCGATCTGCTTGCAGCTGGAAGCAACCCTGACCTTGGAGCATCGCGTGCGCTCAATATGGCGCACATGACCGAGTGCAGTTTGTGGCGCTCGCTGTCCGGTGTTGAATCACTCAAGGCATCGCTGGCGCGCCAGAATCCCAACCGGCTGTACATTTGGGAAAGTGTCAGCAACGGCTTCAACTGGTTTTACAACCACTGCCAACAGGCAAAAGCCGACCGGCATATGCGTTTCATATTCGTAGGCTTTTGGAGCAACCCAACGTACGCTATCCCGAAAAGCGATCCTGACTTCGAGGTCTATTGGGATGGCGGACGACTTTCGGAAGAGGAACTCACCCGGGCGCGCTACGTCAAGCAGCAGTACGGTGTCGTCATCAAGCCAGAACAGATTGCCTGGTGGCGTCGGGAGTCGGAGTACCGCGCCGAGGAATACATGCTTCGGCACTTCCCCTGGCACGAACGCGAAGCCTTCATAGCGAGTGGGACAGGGTTTTTCCCGGCGCAGCGCACGCTTGAAATGGGTGAGGCGCTTACGAACGGCGTTCCCTATAAAGGTTACCGGTACACGCTGGAAGAAAACTTTCTCTCTAGCCGGATCGAACAGGTTGTCGATAGTGACGAGGCGACCCTTCGGATCTGGGAGCCTCCAGTCGCTGATGGCATCTACGTGATTGGGGTCGATCCGTCGGGCGGCGGTGGCGGCGACTCGAACGACCATGCGATCGAAGTTCTGCGCTGCTACGCAGACCGCCTCGTCCAAGTCGCCGAGTTCCAGTCCAACCGGCCGTTGACATATCAGCTTGCCTGGGTGCTTGCCCATCTGTGCGGTGCGTATCGTGATCATCTGACGAACCTCGAGGTCACGGGAGTCGGCGCTGCGGTGATGCCCGAGGTCAGGAATCTTCGTCAACAAGCGGAGCGCGGGATCATCCAGGCGGATCCTGGCGCGGGCCGTATCATGGACATGATCGGCCAGGTGCGATGGTTCTTGTACAAACGGCCGGACACCTACGGCGGTGCCGGGAATATTCTCAACTGGAAGACCAACCTTGATAACAAGCAGCAGATTTATTCCGAACTTCGAGATTCTCTCATGCTGCGACGCCTCGAAGTTCGTTCACTGCGTCTCGTCAAACAAATGCAAGCGGTCGTTGACGATGAGGGTTGGATCGGAGCCGGACCGGACACGGGCGAAGGTGACGATCTGGTGTCCGCACTCGTACTGGCGCACCATGCATGGGTTGAGTGGCGGCGGCCGTCGCTGGTTACACGTGGACTGACCTGGGACCGCGTCCACGGCGAGCCGCCGAAAGGCGACGCCGGCACCGTGCTGTCGTGGGCATTCTCGCAGCACATGCAGAAAATTCACAACGCGGCGCGCGACAAGCTGCGCGAGAAGATTACGAGGTTCTGATGCCGAGCGGCGTTCTGACGTGGCAAGTGGTGAACGGCGTTGCGGTGCTGCTGCCGGCGGATCTGCGTGTGAGCAATCCGGCCAACCTCGACATGACGCATGTCGTTTACGAGGCCCCTCAAAATGCCCATCGTACGGACGTTTATGTGCAACCAGTGCGGACACCGGCTTCAGGTGACGCTGTCCATGGCCCAGGTGGACTCGCCTCCACCGCGGTGCCCGGAGTGCTCACGCCGCCAGATGGCTCAAGAGTTTAAGCCGGTCGCGATCGCTGGAACGCGCGCGGTACATCGAGACGAAGCACGCAAGCTTGCGCAGACGATTGCCAACGAGGACTATCACGTCGCCGATTTTCAATCCGATCGCCGCGTCGGCGGCAAGCCGAAGGTCAAGTACAAGGATTGGCGCGAGAACGCGCCGAGCGAGTGGGGAGCAAACAACGGCAAGGCGCTGCAGGCGAACATCCTGCAGCAGGCGTTTGCGATCGGGCGACAGACCCGCGCCGAAATGGGCGGCGATGGATTGGACACCCTGCAGCGCGCATTGAAGGACGGCACGCAGCCTGATCTAATCGTTGAGAGTAAAAAACGCTCAATGAGGATCTGGTGATGAGAATCAGCGACCAAAAACATCGTTTGCCGGACATGTGGTGCCATAACTGCGGCAAGAAGCAGAACGGCGCGACCGGGATTGACGCTGACGAGGCACCCACGCCAGGCGATTTCTCGGTGTGTCTCTACTGCGGTGAGATCTCGGCGTACGCGGATGACCTGACGCTGCGTTCGCTGACTGATGACGAGATTGTCGAGATTGCCGGCGACGAACGGATCATCGCCATGCAGAAGGCGCGCGCCCGTGCTCAGAGTACCATCGAAGATTCTTGAACTGCAGGAGTGGGCCCGCGAGCTCGCCGATTGCTGCATGGGTTCCGCGCAGGACCGCGGCCAGGTCTATGCGAAAGCGACCCAGTACTACTACACGGGTTCATTCGACGCGCGCGCCGCCATTTACAATAAAGTTAAGGGCTTCATCAACAAGCTGAGTGGCTTCCTGATGCAGCCCACCGACGTGCGATTTCAGATCGTATTCGATAGTGGTGAGCCCGATTCGGTACTGCAGCGCGCGCAGCTGGTCGGCGAGAAACTGACAGCGGATTTCAAAGTCACGGATTGCGACGTAATCTTCTCCGAGGCCGTCACCTGGTCGCTTGTCAACGGCGCTCACTTGCTGAAGATCACGGGCGCGGGACCGACGTTCAAGATAAACACGGTACATCCGCAAAACTTCGGCGTGCTTTCGGAGACGACTCTCGAGCTCGAAGAGCAGGAAGCGTTTTGTCATGTGTCGTATCCCACGGTATCGCGGCTCGACTCGGACCTTGCGTCTATCCACCATCCCAAACGCAATGAGATCGTCGAACGTGCGTTGGAGGCGGTCAGTAAGGATCGGATGGAGGAGGAGCCGTCGTACCTCCATCAAGTGGTTGTTGGAGGGCTGCAGCCCTTGGGGAACGTCGGCGATGCGCCGTCAGCAGCGGGCATCGTTTCTGTGTTTCCGGTACCGACCCCTTGGCGACCCCAGAGCCGAAGCTTCAAGTGGAACCAGACCGTCAAGCACTGCGAGCTCTGGGTGAAGGATGCGAGGCGGGAAGGCGACTACACGACACTGCAATTCATCTACCCGGATATTATCATCGAGGGACATCCGACAAACAGAAACCTGTCGCGCGTCCCCGGCAAATCACCGTTCGTGAAAATCCAGGCCGAGCGCACGCCGGGTTACTTCTGGGGCCGCTCGTTCATCGCCGACATCCAGATGCTGCAGGACGTTCTCAACAAGCGCCTGCGCGACATCAAGGTCATGTGGGACCGCAACACCGCGGCGCCATACGCGATGTCGGGATTCACCTCGCTGACCGAAGAGCAGTACTTCAAGCTGATCTCCGAAGGCGGTTTCATCGCCGATCCGAATCCGAACGCGAAGGCGCAGAAGCTCGTCGAGCCGCCGCCGCAGGGCTACCTCGAGGAACTCGAGTTCATCTGGCGCATGTTCGACGAAGCCGGTGGCTTCAGCGCGATCATGAGCGGCCAGGGCGAACCCGGTGTGCGTGCCGGGGTGCATGCGCAGACTCTGGTCCGCACCTCCTCGCCGCAGATGATCGACCGCGCGTCGCGGCTTGAGCGTCAGCTTGCGGACTGCGGCTACATCGGCTTGCGGATCATGCAGGCCGAGGACGCGATGCTCTACACGACCGACCAGGGCACCGAGTTCACCCTGATCATGCTGCCGCCGAACTTTCAGGTTCAGGTCGACAGCCACTCTGCATCCCCTGCGTTTGCCGAGGACAACAGGCAAGTCGCGATTGCACTCGCTCGGGCTGGGGCGATCGACGCCGAAGACCTGATCCACATGCTGCATCCTCCGGGTAGTGAGCTCCTCCTTGCTCGCCTGCGCCAACGCCAGAAGGCGGCGGCCGAGGCCGAGCAGAAGAAAGAAACACGGGACACGATCATTTCGCTCCTCACGGGAAAACCTCCCGCGAAAGGACAAGCGGGACGCCGGCCTAAACGCTGATAGGTTGCGCAGGGACTCGGAACGGTTTAGCGTGCCCGCCCAGTCCCGGTCTGATTGTGGTATTCCGTGATGTCGGACGCCTATGGCGCTGCAGATCCTGGCGGTGGCGGTGCTCCGCAGCCTGGCGGCGCGGGTGACACGCCGCAAGCTGGTGGTCCTCCGCAAGCCGGTGGCGGTCTGCTTGCCGCATTGCAGCGTCAGCAGCCGGGGCCCGGGCCGTCGGTTCCCGGACAAGGTAATCAGGCCGACGCGATGACTTCGGTCCAGACCGCGATGGACCTGCTGGAGAAGGCACTGCAAGGCGTGCCTGCCGGGAGCGCCGTGTACAAGGATCTCGTCAACGCTCTTCGTCAGCTGTCGCGGCACCTCCCGCAAGGATCGGTGCCCGCGGGTGCACAGCAGACGCAGCTTGGCGATCTGCTGCGCATGGTCATGCGTAGCGGGATGCTGCAGCACATCATGTCGCAACAAG